CGGTACTAGCGTCAATAAAGTTACTTGTGCCACCATTATTTTGTGATGCGGCAGCGCCTCCACCAACAACAACCGTATAAGATGATCCCGGCGTTACAACAATATTGTTTTTCCAAGCCAATCCACCGCCTCCGCCTCCGCCACCACTGTGCTGTGCCTGCACCACCACCGCCAACACAAACTACACAAACGGAGGTAACGCCAGCAGGTGCAACCCAACTAAAAGTACCCGCAGTTGTAAAGGCTTCTTGACCAACTACAGCAGCAGCAGCACCCGCAGTAAAACCATACGCCTTGGCTGAAGACGTTCCAATCGAAGTAAGAATAGGCATGATGCGTCCTTACTCGAAGGCAGTTACGGAACCAAACACGGTATAAGTGTTGGCAGCAGTTTTAATGGCGTTAATGACGTAAACCTCAGTGCTGTTTGCCGTGCCACCCGTAGGCGCACCACCTTGCCACTTAGGAGTTACGTTAGAACCATCAATCTGCACCACATCAACATAGTAAGCAGTCGCGTTACTGACCATGCCAAAGGCCACAGTGATCGCTGCGTTGACTTCTATGACGTTATCCAGCGTAACCGAGGAGTTCCCGCGAAGGTTGAGCGTAACGTTCGCAGTGGCATTGCCCTGGTACAGAAGCACCTGTTGCGTGTTCACGTCATAGTCAATCGTGTTGGCTGCGCCGTTAGCATCAATCGTCACAAACTCTCGATTGCGGTTTTGCAGCAATACGTCAGATACGTTTGCGTCAGAAAGCGTTACATTGGTAACAGAACCACCCGTGATGCTCACGTTGGCTAAGGCTTCTGCACCGTTGCCAATCCCGTTGATCGCACCCGAAACGGTGGTAAAGTTGTTGTCAAGTTGCGATAAAGGTATCGCTGCGTTTGCGCTTGCAAACGTATTAGGTATGGAAATAGGAAGTGCCATAATTAGAACCTCGCTCTCAGTTCATGTTCAAATTGGAACCCATTTATTGTAAATGGGGTTGCCTCACTTGTGATAGTCAAGCCAAGATACTTTCCAAACATCTTGGCATCTGACCTGTACAAGAAATACCCTGCTCCTGGGCTAATCCCCGCCAGCCAACCAATGACCTGTGACGAAGAATTGGTCCAGTCAATGTTTTGCAATGAATTGTTGACCCAGAAGATAGCATTGGCAAAGTCAATGGCAGGCGATTGCTGCGACTCCGAGTCAACAAAGGCAGTCAGCAAGATTGGAACATTGCCCAAAGTTGCCTCGATGCCAAACTTTAACGCCTGTTTGTCCCGAATGGGGTCACCCATCGGCAGCAACGCTGTTTGAATCTCTACGTTGACCGGATTGGCTGCGTCCTCATAAAATTGAAACAAGTTAGTACCTGTACTGCCGTATAAGTTAAGAAAGCCACTTTTTACAGCAGGTACAACAAAGTATGCGTTTGCAAGTTGATTAGTGAAAAACCACTTACGCTCAAAAAACGCAGCCTGGATAAAGCGGTCTGTGCCCTCATCGTTGTACTTAAAGTTAAACACGGCGCACAGAATGTTGTTGATAAGGCACTGTCCAGCAGAAACAAAGGTCGTGAAGTCAATAAACGGAAACACCCCGTCCAACGGATCACTAATCTTGGTCGTGGTAGCACCCACCAGGGCGTAGACCCCGTACTCGTTCATAAACAAAATGGACCGAAAGTACGGAAAGATGGCGTGCTTGAGGTTAGAACCCACCGACGCCGACACGTTGGTGTTGGTAAACAGTGTGACGCCGGTCACAGAGTCTACCCTTACGTCCGAAAACACGTTGATTGAGTCTTCGCCAAAGACGTACAAGAAGTTGTTGGCTGACAGAATCCTCGTAATGTCGGTACGAAGGGTGGAGTCTGAGATGGTTAAAAAGCCAGCATCAACGCCAATAAAGTTGTTAAACGTATCAGCAGACGTGTAGAACACGGTTCGATCAGAAGCAATCCAAGTGCGCCCAGAAAAAGTGGCTACGTCTATGCCGTTTTGATCTAGGATCGTGCATGTTGCAGTTGCGTTAGTGCCGTCTCCCGTTATGGTCACAGTGGGGGCGCTGGTGTAACCCGTGCCAGCCTCCGTAACGATAATCTCAGATACCGCATTTGCTACTACAACGACCTCACCAGTGGCCTGTATTCCATTGGCCTGATTGGGAGTACCGAAGGACACAACGTTGTTGGCACCCGTATACCCAGAGCCACCAGCAGTAATGGTGACGCTGTTAACAGAACCAATGTCGTGCAAATCAGTACCGTCCCAAGTCTTGTACCCATTGTTTGGGTCAATGATGAGAGCGCGTTCGTTCTTCCACTGCGTAATCATCACGTCTGCGTTTTGAAAAAGTATTCGCAGGCGCAATGTTTCCTTTGGTGCCCGTAGTCAGGATGACGTACTGGGCAGAGCCATCGTCTTGAAAGCCCAAGACGTACTCGTTATTCTGAATGTTGACGGACCCCATGTAGGTCACGTTAGCGGTAAAGGCCGTTGCCTCAACTACTTCGCTACCTTCAATAATGCGCAGGTTGCCAAAGCCAATCGGCATGGCGTTCTCTAGCCAGCCAAACTCACCGTTCTCAATAACGGTACGGTTGTTCTTGGTGTTTACACCCTTGAAGTCCTTGACGACGGCATATTGTTTTTTTTGCTCAACAGCAGCCATGTCAGTACCCCGAAATGTATGGTGTAGGCAGTCTTCGAGTAAAGGTTGTGTTTAGCGCCTGCATGACGTGCTTCTGATATTCCTGTTTGAATATCTCAGCCTCACCATAGGACTGCTCTTGGTACTTAGCAATGTAAGAAGCATAGAAAGGCACTGCCTCGGTAAACGGAGTGGGCAGCGTCTCATTAGGGCTGGCATCTGTTAGCGGTGGCTTAAGCACCACCGTGTCGAACTCCATTACGTAAGCCTGGTCTGGCCTTGGCCCAATAAAAACTTTTTTAGGCCCATACAGGGAGAACGCAAGAGGACGACCAATGGTGTTTTGGTAGTAGCGCAACTGGGCATTAAAGTTAGTCCAGGGCATGTAGTACAAGGGCACGCGAGAGTTGCCGTAAAACAGGTTGACCGTTAGCACGTCAATAGTGTTAACGCCTTCTGGCAGGTCAACAAAATCAATTGTCTCTATTGTGGCAGTTACAGTGTGAGACTGAAGAATACGATTACACCCAGTATCTTGTATTAGGTGATTTCGTCCGTCATTGATGTAATCAGTTAACTCAGCATCAGTCCAAAAATTTGCGTTAACGTCGTGCAGCAATCGACGGGTTTCTGTAATGTAACCCGATAGCGTTGTTGCCATTTTTATTCATTGCTTAAGGATGGCCCTTTCGCCGCAACCCGTGCTTTAGGCATGGGTGCGGCTACTCGTTCCACCACGGGGGCTGACACGTGGACAGGTTTGGAAGACTCTCGGCTAAAAACAAACTTACTCAAACGATCCATTGCAAGAGGAAAGTCTGTGTTCATTTTCATCCAGCCGAGTCTTACAAAGTACGGTTCTTTATTGTCATCGCCATAACCAAAAATATGCTTGGCTGCAATCTCAGGAAGTTCAACCTCTTTGTCTTTAGAAAAGACATAGGACTGACCGTTGAAAGAGTCGGAAAAGGTTTCATCACCTTTGTTGCAAACAAACAAAGTAGTCATAGCGAGACAATATCTCCATAAAGTGCCACGTCACAAGTAACGGCGGCATTTGCAGAAACGTTAACGTACAACACTCGGGCAGTTTGAACATCAGTATTAGCAGCCGAAGCCAGAGTCAGATCAACAAACTTAGTGGCACCGGTTAGCGCCACTGGTCGTTTGATCTGCGGCAATGGCAGTGCCGCCTGCGCTGGCAGCCGTGAAGACGCCAACGTTAGCAGCAGCAGCATTGCCACTGAAATTCGACAGACTAATACGACGCACAATGTACTTAGTCGCTGCTTGCGCCACCAGCGTAGTAGCATCGCCTGTAGCATCGAGGCTTACACCTGTTTGCTCTGCAAGGCGATAGTTACCAAACGCATCGGGGAAGGAACGTCCTACGGCATTTGCGTCCATAGTCCCTCCTTATGCGTAAGTTAATGGTGCAGCCTCGCCACCATTGACAGTGACAACCGAGACGTTGACGTTAGCGGCGTTGCCAAACTCTTTCAAGCGCACGTTTACACCGTCGGCAATGACCAGGCCACCAGCGTTAGCAGCGTACACGTTAGCAAACGCTGCGCCGTTGGTGTTGTTGTTAACCTGGATCACAACGTTTGCCGTGGGGTAAACGTAGTACGCACCGGCATCCAAAACGTAAGCAGAGTTTTGGGGAACGGTAATGGTTTCTGCTTGAAAATAAGCACCGTCCGAGTTGGCGTTGGCACCGGCAACGAGGATTTTATTAATCGCTAAAGACATGATTTATCCTCCTTACCGGCAACGAGGATTTTGTTAATCGCTAAAGACATGATT